CCCAGGGCCGCCTGCAGCAGATCCTATAACCGATCTAGTATCCACAGTACGAGCAATCTCGCCTGCCGGATCTCCCCCCACTGAGCCTTCGCCGCCGCCGGTCGGTCTCAGCCTAGTAAATCCACTAGTTCCAGGACTTCCAATTACGACATCTATATAGGATCCTGTATACGCCGAAGTAAGCTCAATGTCATACTGATCGACTATGGGGCCACTACTTATGGCCTCGTGGATTGCATTAGAGGTTAGCTGTTGAGAAAGAGAGATCGGTGAAACCCCCCTATTCTCTCTAAGTAGCGATCCAAAAAAGGTCACTGAAGCCTTGCCTGGCATCACAGTTAGCTGAGATGACGTTATCTGTGTCGCCATGGATGATGAAAACGTATTTAGGATACCTCTAATAGATAAAGCGCTGTCGATTCCAAACACGATCTCATCTTCTGGAAAGAGAAGGTAGGGCGATAATCTGTTAACATCTGATCCGAGACTCACCTTATAAGTCGGATCAGCCACAGGATCTGAATCTCCTCCAAAAGGTATGTGGGCCCGCGTGTCAAAGACCTCGATGGGAAGGTCAGCCCTGGTGGCACCCATGTTGCCAATATCAAATTGACTAAATGTATTATCTCCATAGCTTGCGCTGACGCCCACCTTTCCTGTGTACTTCGAGGGGGCACCCACTGTCTTTCCGCCGACAGATTGCTGGGTCTCTTGTAAAAACGGTCGGATAGATGTCCCGCCAGGCCAGTAGTGTTGCAATATGGCATAGGCAGCGTTGCGATCTTCTCCGGCACCCGAGCCTGGGGACGACCCCAGAATCATGCCCGGCTTACCTGTGGATCTCGGGACGTAATTAACTCCTAAGAACTGGGGTGCTGCCACCGCAGGAGTCAGCTGGAGACGGACCGATCCGGTGAACTCACCCAGATATTCTGTGGTGTTATTAATGATAGGCATGTTATAGTCATGAGAAAAAGCCGGCGTGTTGATAGGTTCAAAATCAATCCTCTCAATACCCGGATACGTAATAGCTGCAATCTCTGAGTTATAAAACGTCATAGCTCCGCTACAGACTAGGAATCTGCTGCTTCCGGATACGTCGAATCGGCTGTCTGGCCCGCTTCCTGGGCGAAGCCTTCGCTGCTGACGATAGATGAAAAACATCCAGTCATCCTGATCTCTCTCAGCACTTCTATCCTTTACCGTGGGTGCTGATCCTGATTTGAATCTATGCTTTCGCTGGGCCTGAATTGGGAGATCGACGACGAGCTTCTCTAGCAAAAAGGGATGGTTTATGAAGTTTGACATCTTCATGGTCTGACTAGAGGTGGCGTGATATTTTGTAGAGAAAGGTGCAAGATTTGTCACCGAGGGCACACCCACTCTTGGATAGTTTCTCTTTCTCGCTAGACCTGAGGTCAGAGGTACTCCCTGCGGGCTTGCTAGAAACTGTTGCGGCCAGTTATTTGTTCCTGAGTGTGCATTGATTACAGCGGCGACAGCGGACACATCAGGAGCAGCTCGGACCGCTCCAGCCCAGTCAAATTTAATATCACCTCCGGTAGCTGCATCTGTCAATCCGATCTGATCCCACCTTTGTAAATTAAAGTTATAATAGGAAAATCCGGTAATATCTTGATCATAAAACTGTCCAGATGGGTCAAGGACGTTAAGTCTCTCCTTGGGTGCCCTGGTGAAAACCTGCTCACGGGATGACGAGAGAGATATCTTAAAGGAAATTTTACTCTTGAGAGGGTCACGCAATCCCGGAAATACACTACCCATGGTTCCGGTAAGATAGTAAGGCGTATCTTGAAGATAGATCCTACTTTCGTCAAACGGCTGAGGGGTTTCATCATTTCGAAATGGGCTGGTATCCGGAATATATCTTTTTGTGATGGGATCATAGTATCCCCTCGGCCAACCCGAAGCAAGATTTCCGTCTGAAGTTCCCAGACGCATGCTTCCGGTTGTCACAATGTTTGCGTGGCTGTTTGGACTCGCAACGTAGGTTCCAAACCTCTCCAGTCCACCGCTGGATAATAGAAGCTGGGGATACTGAACCAGCGTCATGTCAGCTATGTCTTTTCCAAAAGTTCGGCTACCCGGAGAGTCTGTCATCGAGCTTGTCAGAAATGTTATCACATAGGTATCATCAAAGGGTTTTGCGTGAGAGCCTCTTCTATCAGGGTCACCTGTTCTTAAGATGGTAGGATACCTACCGGGATCGATATCAAGCTCCCTGAGAGTTACCCTGGTTGGTAAACTTGTAATTCCAGATCGGGTATCTGAACCGCTAATTACAGGCATTAGTTTTTACCCTCGTGTTCGAGTCGAAGAAGACCACCAAACGCGATTGAGTCAGTTCCATCGTACGTGTTGTTGGCGTAGTGAAACCCAGCAGTCGTAGATTTCTTAAGAAAGTTTGTCATTCCTGTATCACTTGATCCAAATTGGGCATAATCATACCACGTCGAGCCTTCAAGCGCGCCTGACATTTTCATCAAGGTGTTAAATTGGGGAGAAGGTGTTGTGTCATTAAATGGGTTGTGTTTTCTTGTTGGATAAGATGTAATTCCGGGTTGCGCTAGCCCTACAAAGCTTCCGGTTCTTCCCAGACCTGTCGTTACGTTATAGATGGCTGTCCCTGACAGAAACAAGCCCTTTCCCTTGTTAACCGCGAGCAGCGCGTCCACCGGATCTGAGGAGATTCTGACCCCATCCGTAAAGGTGTTTTGAGCATCCTGGAAGTGATCACACTCAAGCGGAATCTTCCGATCAACAAATTGTAAGATAAAATCTGTACCTTTAACAGGATCTATGTTTCCGTCTATCACATGTCCCCTAAACGTATTTGCTGTAAAGGGCTGCTCTGCCGATCGAAACTGAGTCCCTATCGTTCTAATGGCCAGAGGTTCTATTATGCCATCCATCTGGTCGGGATCTTTAAATGCAGGGTCCGCTAAGACAATTGGATATATTGCGGCATTATTATCTTGCATATAATCAACCGCATTAAACCTGGAAACGGAGTCATTAAAAGGAATGCCCTCGTCTTTAAAGAGCTTGGGCTGTCCAAAGTGATTTGGTTCCACAAAATAATTTCTATCAAAAGGATCAAATCCGTAGTCAGATATTCGCCAGGTTAAATTACATCTAAAGTGTTGAATCTTGGAGTGAATGCCCTCTCGGAATCGATTTATTTTTCTGGTGTCGACTCCTACACTTCCGCTAACTCGAGGTGACCTAACAAGTAGACCAGACCTGATTCCTGGCATCAGAGAGTTAACAGTAGAAGACCCAGTAATACCCGGATAGGCGCCTAGCGAAGATCCAGTAACATGGGTATTATGTCCAAACCGATCCTCAAAAGGAGTCATGACATCAAATGTCAACGGCTGTTTATACGTCATTTCTATGCCCTACCATTTACAGATCCTAGCAATAAAACGAGGCTGTTTCGCTTCAAAATCAAGCTCTTCTTTTGTTCTAAACTGCTGATCAAAGTGATAAATAAATTTATTTCTTTCAAGTGTATGAGACTCAATAACAAAATTAATTCCAAGATAATTAGTCTTTTTAGGTACAAGCTGAGCAATTATTGTTCCCATAGAAGTGTCAAACCACTTGAAAAATTCAAAGAAGTGCTTTAGATTAATTCTTCGAAATAAACGATCAAAGTAAATCTTTCTTGCCTGAACAATTTCAGGATAGCTATGGGAAAATAAAATATTCATCTCTCCCATCGCATTATCAAAAAAATCAAGAGTTGAAAATATATTCATAATATCTTCATCTAGTGCCATTGTTGTAGACAGATCAATTGTAAATCGTGTATCATCATCTGGTTCTTCTGACGCCACTAGATTATAGACTGGTGTGGGCTCAACATAGCTTGTATCATCGATAAAATCGTTAATCTTATTAAGGCTTCTAACTCTAACCTTGTTGTCCGTCTCCAGGATATCAAACTTAGGTGATAGAAATCCATAATAAAATGTGTAAGGGTCGATTACCTGTTTGGATAATTCAAATCCCTGACCGCGTCCAAATATATTATTTTGACTGAAATCGGTGAGAGTGATATTTCCTGATGAGTCAGATTTAGTTACTGGCTGATCGGTCGAAATGTCTGTTCTTAGTCTTTGAAAAGCACCTGTGGCCTGAGTATAAAAATTAAAATTGACCCTGGGATCTTTGACCCCCAGAGATTTAAAGTTGATAATGTGCTCTCTCCACTCCCTAAGCTCAAGCGCCTTAGACCAGAATCTCATATAGCCTAACTGACCTCCAAATCTTGTTTGCCTGGACATCTCGTTAGATGAAGTTGAATTTAAAAGCATATCACATGTTTGAAGACTCTGGGATCCAACGACAATAAAGCTTCCTGAGACATTATATTCTGAAGATTTTACCTGAAAAATATTTGACGATAATGGTCCCTCAACAAACATGGATGAGGTGTAATATGCCTCTTGTATCTTTCCAAAGTTTTGTCTTGCACATCTCAAAAAGTATGATGCAGTTTGAAAAGATTGTATTTCTAGATTGTCACTTCTATTCCTTCCAAATGAAACATTCCACACATTCCCATCAAAAATATTCACACCTGTTAAAAATATCTCTAGGATCGGAGAGTCAGGTAGTGATGTTGGACTCGCTAATAGCTTTAAAGATCTACTGGCAACCACAGAAGAAGAAACCACTAAAAGATTACACGAGACACCGTGAGATCCAATATTTCCAGTAGAGCCAGTAAAGTGGGTTCCTGTAACGTGTAATCTAGCAAGACTTTGTGTGACTGGCCACGATTTAACAGTAACAGGAAATCGATATCTGCCTTCATATGTAAACGAGCCTGACGTGAAAAGTCCGTCGGCCGGAATCGGTGAGACTCCGTGAATACCATATTTAGTCGGATTAATTGAATTTGCAAAGATAAAGTTTCCAGGTTGGGCCTGGGATGGTGGAAATCCGACCTCCACTCTAGACCCAGATAGATATCGAGACTGAACCACAGGAATATTGTCAGCTTTTCCCTGAGAGTTTGGTGAAGACGGGGTTATGGGCGCAAAAGCACCGGAGAAATTCATTAACGTCGCCACTTCTGTCTTAGTTTCTCTTAGTCCGCTTAGGCTTCGTCGGACAGGCCCTCCGTATTCTCTAATTCTAAAATTATTATCTGGGTTTATTCCAATTGACCTAATTATCGCCTTTATACTGTGAACAGTTCCTTTAGATCGAACGATGTCATTTAGATTAGTTAAGATTCTTCTCCAGATTTGATTTTGAATATAATATAAAGAATGATTTGAATAACCGTAGTCCGGTAAAGTATTTTCTCCATGGACATACTGTTCAATCGAAGCTCCAGCAAAAAAGGTAGGAAGATCAAATCCAAAATAGTGAGCATAAAATGTTAAAAACTGATCTGGAATGGTGTCAATTCTATCATAATCAACTGTTAAAAGTTTTGAAAAATAATCTGTAAATAGCTTAAGTTCATCAAAATATTTGGCCCAGACAAACAAAAACGAAGATAGAAGCTGGGCACTTCCTATTTCTCCCGAACCAGGTATAGAAGATCCCTTTATTTTTTCAACTATGGTCCCGTCTTCGGCACTAAACCCGTCAAAGATCTCTCCTTCCCAGAAATAATGTGGAGGAATTAATCTTGTGACAAGATTAGGATTTGCTCTATCATAAAGGCTAGCACTAAATAACAGAGCAGTGTTTAACGTCTTGACATCGACATAAGCGGGAAAAAGCACAGGATTTTTGTCTCGCCTTTCCCACTTTAGCGGTGATAAAAGTGATCCCGTATTTCTTAGTACAGCCGTGTAATTTGTAATTAAGCTATGCAGTGAATTTCCTGAAGAATCAAGTACAGTGCTATTTGGACCTATTGTGCCCGAAGGTTCATTAAATTTAAAATAAAGTCTTAAGCCAGTCTGAGCAGTGATATTTGCGTCTTTATATCTCTCGAGGCTCTGCCTTCTTCTAATTTTATGAAAAAATCTAAATTCGTCAATAGATCCCGAAAAGGTCTCTCGGGGTAAAAAGTTTTTCTGGGCGTTGATGGCATCAAGATTTATGTCAGTTCCCGATCCAATGAGAAAATTCTTATCATAAAATCCAAAATCACCAATTTTGGCTCGCCTGGAGGAGGTAACAGACAGCTTATTGTTTAGTTGTATCTCAAGATATCTGGCCCTGGGTGTTCTATCAAATGCTGTATAGATATAGTGAAATTTTCCTTTTGTGATATCAACCGACGTAGATAAAAATAAAGAAGATGATACAGCAGAAAATATTAAACTACACGACACTGGGCTATCTGATTGAGATAAGAGTACAGAAAAACCATGATTACTGCCGGCTACTTTCTGAAAAACCACTTGATTATCATTAGACTGGCTCGGAACAAATAGGTGAAAATCCATTGAAAAGGATTTTTTTTCTCCGGGGTCTAGTATCCTTTCCCCGGTCTTATTCTTAGAAAGTTTTGGAAAAATAACTCCTGCAGAATCCACAACAGAGATATACGAGCCCTCTGCTGGTGATACATCTGACGAACCAGAAAAATTAAGATATCCCACATTTTTAGGAAAACTATCATAAACATATCTCTCAAACCCTGTCAGGGTCTCTAGAAAAAGCTCTATTTCTTTTTTCGTTCCATCAAAAGGAAACTCATTAATTATTTTATCAAAAGCAACATTGGTTTTAACTTGTGCTGAGTTAAAAAACGTGTGATTTTCAAATTTAGACCAATCTAACCCTAGCTGTTGAGTAGACTTTAAACCAGCACCGACTGGGTCATAACTAAAGGAAGCTGTAGATCCAAGTGCAGAATCAGCAACTTCTGAAAGAGATAAACTGCTTACAGCAGTTTGTGACTCGGTTTGGCTTCTTTGGAGTGAAGGCCTGAACAGAGTAGGCTTTTTAAAATCTAAAACTTGACGTTTTTTTGACATTAACTGGTCACCCTGATTGTCGCCGCAACGTCAGTAAAGAGGTCATCTATCCCTCTATCCTTGATTAAGAAATCAAAAACATATGTTCTCCCTGCAGGGAGAGTATCCATATAAAAATCAAAATACATTCCGTTTGAATCAATTGACAGTGCAGTCCCATTTGAACTTGTTTCAAACGGGATGATTATGCTATTGTCTTCAGCATCTCTCACTCTATAGTACATGCTTTCAAACACTTCAGAAGGTGTTACAATTGGAGTTTTTTTGGCAACTATCTTTCTTTCGATATCCTCAACAAAAATTCTAAACTTAACCTTTTGACTTTGTGAATACTCATATTTTAAATTGGTAATGTTAACAAACAGCCGATTTGTATTAGTCACAAATGACGACCTATCAGGAGAATTAACCACAAACGTTCCAGTGTGATATCCGATAGATTCATCAACCGATCCCCAATATTCATTAAAGGTCGCAGATGCTGCTGAAACTATCTCTGTCCTTAGGGTGCTGTCAAAGGAAGAAATTGCAAATGTTGCAGAATAGACCCCTGTGATATTATTGTTTCCAATAATGTGCTGGGAACCCGTATACACCTTTGAAAAGGACCCAGAAGTTAATCTCAAAATAAGACAATTGCTTCCATTTATCTCAGTTGCTGCTGCGCCGGATAGGATATTTTTAAGCTGTCCTCTCGTAGTGTTATTAAGAAAAAGTGAACCGGTTAGATCAAAGAAGAAACTTTTATGATTGTCTTTTATCGTGTCATCCCAGACAGTAACAATCTGGGGTCTTTTCGATACGTTTGCTGCATGTCGAGAAGCAAAACGCTTTACAAACCGGGTCTTTTGATCCGTCTCCTCCGACCCTGAGTAGGATATTCTAAATCCGTGATCAGGTATCTGATTGTTCAAGATACCTGAGATTACTGTAGTTATGTCAATCGATAGATCTTCATCACCTTTAGAAAATGTCTGAGATGACCAAAGGGTTGTGTTTTCTGAGCTTCCGGTCAGAGTTCCACTTGATATGATATCAATATCAGCCGCTCCAAGATATCCTTGTTTATTGGCACCGCTTATATGCCAGGTGGAGGGGGTGCCGCTCGTTACAGAGGAAGTAATAAAATTTGAAGAGTCTAGATCTTCAAATCTAATAATGTCTCTCCCTATCCCTTCATCAAATGATCTCGAAAGAGGAAAAATCTGTAACTTAAAATTAGAAGGAGTTATTTGACCTCCGTAGACATCATAAAGCCTCAAAGTACACTTAAATGAAGAGTGCCCATAATCTAAAATAGAGGAAGTTAGGGCCCGTAACGGATCTAGATTAAACTTTATTAAGACTCTGGATAACTCTGTTGGATCAGTAACAGATCCAGAAGTTGATTCCGCATAAAGCTTAAACAGATCTAGCGTTCCCGCCTGACCCACATTTGCATCTGTAGCTCTAAATGAGTTATTAATTATTTTATTTGTAATGTATGTATCTTTACTAGCAGTTAAAATTCGATACATCGTCGCCTCCCCACACTATCATGTTGCGCTTCCAATAATATCATAATCTGGATACCTTACCTCAAAAATTGATCCTTCCGGGACGACGAGGATATTTTTTTCTGTATTTGCATTTATGGAAAAGGGAGAGAAACCATACTGTCTCTCGTCAACCACACCAAACACATTCAAAAGTTTTATAGCAGATAAGGACGTTACGCCGTCAGTATTGATAATTAAATTTTCAAGATCAGATATCATCAGGGGTTCTCCAATCTGAAAATTCTCGATTTGTAGATATTCTTTTAGAGATGAATTAACATTTTGAACAACAATAGAAGCATTAGAAGTAGAGTCAGTTACAACAGCATACCTTATTGAAAGATTAATGATCCTCGCATCTAAGATATCAATTGCATCAGATATCAGCCTAAATTCATTTATGTAAACTCTTAAATTTTTCTTAAGGTGATCAGGTGAGGTGACGAGCTCACCACGCTTATTTCTGCTGAGAACGTGTAGTCTTGTCGCTAGCGGGTTATGTGGGTTGCTACTTACCCCTACCCTAAAAACTCTTCCAAAATTGGTAGGCATCGTATAAATCCTGGCCACCAGATCATCTTTTGTCACAATTCTTGACTGCGAGTTCCTAAATGCCAATGCTGTTGATCTTAGCTCATTTAGTGTCAATGGATTTTCTCCTCCCTCTGCCACAGCTGGATTGTTAACAGAGAGAGAGGCCCGGATCGTGCTTGCAGTGGCCGCCGGAACATTAGTTGAAAAATCAATAAATAGCGTGGTAATTGACCGAATGGTGCCCGCATCAACATTGTGAGTAAGGCCGCCACCGGCCCGGTACTTCACCGTGATTGTGGTTCCTACCGGAGACATTCCTAAGGTTTGGGTCTCCAATAAAGAGTTTGGGTCTATAGAAAATCGAGAAAATGTCTTCTTTCCGTAGAGGGGAAGCGCCAATTCAGATGGATCTGGAACAATGTCATCATCAAGAGTGCTCGCTCGACCTGATCCAAACTTAATTGTTGTCACCCCGGTTTTTCTACTCATCGAAGAAATAAACCTATACGGAGCAGGCATTAATTCAATATTTTCAGGAACCAGGTTGCTATCTTCCGATAGATTAGCCACCCTCTTATAGACAACGTCCTGCGTTAGGGAATCGACCTCGTAATATTGGTTTCCCTCTGAGTCAGCCACAGAGATGATCTCGGTAACATTTTCCTCTGTTATCCTGATGGTTCGAAAAGGTATGAAGTTGCTGCCTATGCTAAAATTTTTATTAAAAAGATTTCCAGACACACAGGTCCCAGCTCGCTTGAGAATAAACGTCGTAGGATTCGAGTTGCTGTCAGTCTGCCCAACCACATACTCTGCAACAAATTTTCCCCTGGACTGCAAGCCAAAATTAAGATCCTCAGTTAGCTCAAAATTAACTCCCGTATTAGAGGTAAAGAGAGTGCCTTCCTTTATGTTAGGACAGTAAGACATCCGAGGTTGGTACTCTCCGTCTACGAGTGCTGCGTTAACCTCCACATAGACGTCCACCTCAACAACAGAGGGTGCTGATCCCCTAATCTTGACACCCGCAGAGCGAACCAGAGATTCGACGTTAATCGTCTCAACTGCGGTCTCCACGTTAAGCTCATTAAACTGATGATCCAGATAGAAGCTTTGACTGTCTCCCACAAACGCTGCAAAGTCTAACAGCATTCCGCCGACAGAGGGCTCTGAGAAGTCTCGAATCCTATCAGCGAAATAGGTGCGAGCGTACTCTAAGAGCTCTGCCTTAAAAGCTCGGGTGTCCTTGCTTAGGTATCCTCGGGGAACAACGTGATTTATCTGCTTTTTAATGTTTTTTGCCATTTTTATCCTATCGTGTAAATTGTTGCCTCAGCCTTTTCTTTTGCAACCTTAAGCTGTGGGACGTTATATAATAAGGTCACTGTGACCTGGGATATGCTTTGAATTGGATTTGACTTGTCCACCTTCACGGTGGAGGCATAGTCAAGTAGCTCAATGTACGGCATAAATTTTCCCACAGCCGTCTGGATACGACGCATCGCCTCTGCGTCAAAATCTTCCCGGGAGAGGCGCTCCGTACAAAGAGACCTCAGATTAGCGCCTACGGCGAAATTACCGAGACGCTCACCGTGATTGGTCATGATGAGGTTTTTTAGGTTATCTTTCACCAGCTTGCGAAGATCAGTGTACATGTCAAATATGCCTGTTCGATTCTCGCCTAGCCGAAGTGGGGTCTTGAATCCCAGCGGGGTGGGAGGATTAGCAGAGCTGGAAAATTTCCTATCGGTCCTGAGATCTCCCACGCTCTTAAAGCTGTAGGTTATTGTGGGGGATGGGCCGCCGAGTCCAGGCATGATAAACTACTCCTAATGCTAATTATTTTAAATAAAAGATTATCACCCTGAATTATTCAAGAAGTCGCTGCGGGCTAGACCATACTGAGTCCCTTGAGTATCGCGGTGATCTTGACGGCCAGCTTTGCTGTCTCTATCTCAGCGTCCTGCTGGTCTATCTCGGGAATGTCGAGCTCTTGATTGCCGCTGGTCAACGTGGAGGTCATTTTCTTCATCTCTTCAAAAAGTGTGGACCAGCCCGTATATCCTTGCATCCTCCCGGACCTGGTCGGCAACTCGAAGGCCATCGCGTGAAGCGTGGGTGACAGCAGCGCATAAAAGACCTTCTTGTAGAGCTTGATGTCAGCCTCCTCCCACAGCCTGAGTGGGTAGTCGGCCACCTCATCGTCCTCTTTGTCCGGGTCGGGCCACTCCTTCCCATCGGTATAAGTTTGGCTGTGCTTCCCAAAAAGAGTTTCAGTCATCTGAAAGTCGGCCTGGAGCCCAAGATCAGCACCGAGATCATCGTCCTCGATTCCAGCTCCGATGAGGCGGGCGGCAAACTGGCTGCTTCCGCCGAAATAGGCCTGGCCTTTATCGTCGTTGACTTCCGACCGGACGGCCTCATAACCAAAGATCTCGTAGAATGCTTCCTGCTGGATGAGATCATCCTCGGCCTCAAGAATAAGCCTAATGAGGTCAAAAGGAGGGCAGACTGGGCCGTTGTAGGCGACGAAGGTCGGCGGATAGGTTTGTGTATAGGTGATGGGGGTGTCAGCCATGTTTT